CTATGACTCCTAAAACAATTACTATTCAAACGGCTGGTGGTATTATAGGAGTCATAGACGATACAGCTTTAACTGTTAGGTTGGACCATCCAACTGGTACTTATATGCTTATTGATACATCAGGTAAGGTAACTATATATGCGGTATCAGATACATTAATGGAAGCAACAACTAAAATAGATGTAACAGCTCCAATTATTAATATAACAGGGTCTAATAGTGTGAACATTAACCCTATATAGATATGAGCAAAATAAAAAATTTAAAACAGATTTTAACAAGAGAATTTTTGGTAGAAAAGTATGCACATGACAAACTATCTGTATACCAAATAGGTAAAATGGTTGGTTGTAGTGGTGTAAATGTTCATAACTATTTAAAGAAATATTATGAGGACAAATTGGAATAGAAATTATTGGGAAGAATACTTAATGAATAAATTTAGTAGTAGTGCAGTTAATATAAATCCGGTGTAATATGAGTAGACGAATAGCATGTTTAGGAGATAGTAGTGACCATGGTGGTACTTTAACTAATACTAACCAGGATGATAGACTAAAAATTGCTGGTATTAAAGTTTGTGCACATGGTTGTAGTCATAGTTGTCCTATACCTGGCCATGGAACTACCAGTGTAAGTGCTATTGCTGCACATTCATATGTAAATGGTAAATTAATAATTACTACGGATGCAACGGCTGGGTGTGGCGCTAAAATGACACCACCTGACCGTAAAGTTTATGTAGAATGACAGAACTAGTTTATAGACCCATGAAAATGGATGGAACATTAATTATTCCAGAACCTGGAATTAATTTATAGAGGATAATATGGCTACAGAAATTTGGTCAGATTTACATCAAAGTATTAGTCCTGATTCACAAGGTGCTCTTAAGAAAGTAATTAATGTAGAATCAGTAAGGACTTCTTTGGATAACATATTAGGTACTTCTAAGGGAGAGAGAACATTCCTACCAGAGTTTGGTAGTAGTTTAAAAGACCTAATTTTTGAACCAATAAATGATTATTTATTAAATCAAATAACTAGTAGACTTAGAGATGAGATAGAGATTTGGGATAATAGGGTTATTGTAACAGGATTAAATATTAACACAGACCCAGATAGAAACTCAGTAAGAATAACGGTAATGTTTAATATAAGAAGTTATGCGGAAGCTTTTACTACTGTTGTTACAGTAACTCGATAAAGGAGATAAGTATGTCAACACAACCATTAAATTATGTAGACTACGATTTTGATAACCTTGTAGCACAATTGCAATCCAGGTTAGCTCTACAGAGTACTTGGAAAGATATGTATAGAAGTGCCACAGGACAAATGCTTATAGAACTTTTTGCCGCAGTTGGTAACTTAGTTTTATACTATGTAGAAAGAAGAGCCGAAGAATCTTATATACTTACGGCTAAAAATAGAACTTCTATAATTAACTTGGTTAGACTTTTAAATTATATTCCTACAAGGAACATTTCATCCACAGGTACACTTAGATTTAGTCTTGGTGCGCCAGCTACTAAGTTAGTTTTTATTCCTAAATATACATCGTGTTCTTCTTCTACATATGACTTTTTAGTTAGTAATGACGGTGTTATTAATGTGGGACAGAGTTATGTAGATGTAACTGGAGTACAAGGCGTTAAACAAATAGTAACTTATGCTTCTTCTGGGGCTCTAAACCAGGAATACAATATAGCCGATACAAAAATAGAGAATTCAAATATAGTTATTACTGTTACTCCTACTGGAACTACTACTCCAGTAACTTGGACAAATGTAACATCTTTTATTAATTCTATTACTACTTCTACAGATTATGTAATTAGACCAGAATTAGATGATACTATAACTATTGTCTTTGGTAATAATGTATTTGGTATGGCGCCAGCCTTAGGTGATATTATTACAGTTACCTATATTCAATCAGATGGTTCCATAGGAAATGTATATTCAACTGGTACAATTACTACTTTAAATTCGACAATATATGACCAGGATGGTACTATTCAATCAGTTACTGTTTCTAATACTACTACATTTTTAGGTGGTGACGATATAGAAACAACGGAAGAGATTAGAGAGAATGCTCCCAATGTATTTGCTACCGGAGATAGGTTAGTTACTAAGGCCGATTTTGTATCGGTTATGAATGCCTATCCACAAGTAGCCGATTCTAATGCTTGGGGTGAGGCGGAGGAGACTAATCCGGATTATACACATTTTAATCAGGTTAAATTGGTAGTTATATTAGATGGTTGGCTATTACCGGATGCTAATTTTGAAACATTACTTTCAACCCATTTGTATGAAAAGTCTTTGATGACAGTTAGATATTCCTATGTTGACCCAGTTGTTATAGAGGTAATTCCTTATATAACTGTCAAGTGTGTATTAGGTTCTTCTTTATCCTATGTACAATCTTTAATTGAAACAGCGGTAAGTAATCAATTTATTTTAGGGGATACTACTAAGTTAGGTTTAGCTCATAGAGAGGGTGATTTAGTTGCGGCAGTTGAAGGTGTAGCGGGTGTTTCCTACAGCCATGTTAGTATGTATATTAGGAAGGAGTTATCCAGTACACATAATTTAACTTATAACTGGTCTGAAACAATGGATGCTTTACCCTTAGTGGATAATGATACCTCAGTAGGTATATATGTTAATGATACACAAATTGCTGTGGATAATGGTGCAGGAGCTTTTGTTGATATATCATCTACTTACACAATAACTGGTGTAGTAGATTATGTTACTGGTGAAGTTGGGGTAGATATTTCTCCGGCCGTAACTGGAACGGATAAGGTTTATTGTAGATACAAACAGGATAAAGATGGGGATATAGAGCCTACTAAAGAACAGATTTGTAAGTGGATACAGAATGATTACTTATCCATTACATACGTAAGTTAAAAGGAGAATGCAATGGCAGATTACAAATGGTTTGATAATATTTGGACAGTAAAACATTGGCGGAATGGTAAAGTAATTTGGGAAGATACTGGTCATAACTCATTAGTTCAAGAAGGTGAAGAAGCTGTTTTAGAAAACTTTTTTAGAGCGGATGCCGCTTATGCTCCGGCAGGTTTTTATGTTAGGTTATGTTATGATACCTTAGTTGTAACGGATACATTAATTACTATATTAGGTGAGCCAGTAGGTAATGGTTATACATACCAGACATTAGAGAGGTCATCGGTAGGCTTTCCAACAAAGGAATTAGATGCGGGTAACTATAGACTAGTAAGTAAGATATTAACATTTACGGCTTCAGGTGGTTCTATTGGACCAGTTAATACAGCTTACTTAGCAACTACTAGTGGTAATACAGGTAAGTTGATTGCTTTTAGGGCTTTGGCTATGACTAGAACTATTTTAGACGGCGATGCTTTAACAGTTCAATTTAGATTGAAACTAAGTTAATAGAGGTTTAAATGGGTAATATATTTAGTGGGGACAAATTATATTTTGATGAATTAGCTGCTGGTATAAGTACCGGCCTAAATCATGATAATGGTTTCTATTGGGATACAGATGGTAGTCTAGTTTTAATGACTCTAGATGTTACCTTAGGAACCGATAAGTATTATGCTAATGAAGTACTAGATGTAGACATGGTTCTTGATGTAACTGAAGATGAGAACTATTCCAAATTTGTAGACTTAATGGAATTGGTGCCGTACAAGTTTAGAGATTCAACTTCATTAAGGGAGTTTTTTGATGAAACAGGTATAGAGGTAGGTACTTGGATTGGATATATTAATGACTTACAGGAAATGTTGGATAAGTATAATGTAAGTGAGGATTATATCCAATACTTAGCAGATTTAGTAGGTTTAAGATTAATGAATACCCAGACTACTTCTGTTATTCTTGATAAGAGAAGACAGCTAGTACAGGTAATAGATTGGTATAAGATGAAGGGTACTTATGCCGCTATGTTATACATAGGATATATTCTTAATCTATCTTTAGCTTTATGGGATAGATATACTAGTAATTATTCTACTTTTTACCCTGAGGCCTGGTTTACTGGAAAAGAAAATCAAATGCCTTTAGATTTACCACATATAGATGAGAATTATACTAAATTACTTTTACATTGCGATGGTATAGAAGGCTCAACTACTTTTGTAGATAGTTCTGGAGATAGAGGAACTTGGAATAGTGGTGTTACTTATAATTTAGATGACTTAATAACATATGGTGGAACTACCTGGCAATCTTTACAGAATAGTAACATCGGTAATACCCCAACAGCGGGTGCTTGGTGGTCAGCTTATGTTACTCATACCATTACTTCTTTTGGTGGTGCCTATATTACTACAGGAGAGCAGAAATTCGGTACTGGTAGTTGTAGATTAGATGGAGTGGTATCTTATCTTTCAGTAGATAGCAATTCAGATTTTGATTTTGGAGTTAGTGACTTTACTGTAGATTTACAGGTGAAGTTTGCTTCTTTAACAAATGAACAAGATTTAATAAGTAAGAAAGAAGATATAAACAATTATTTTAGATTTTATAAGGAAAGTAATGGTGCTGGTAATAAACTTCATATGGTTTTTATGCACGAAGTAGTCATTATGGCAGATTATGTAATGACAAATGACTGGACAGATGCGGATTTAGCCTGGCACCATTTTGCCTTTGTTAGAGATGGTTCAACTGGACGTATACTTATAGATGGAGTTGCACAAGTATTAACAGAAGTTGTTCCTTTTGGAACTAAGGATATGGGGGATATAACTGCTACTGAAATCTTAATAGGACAATACAATAGTACTAATTTTGTTAATGGTTGGATAGATGAAGTAAATATAATGAAAGGATACGCCAGATTTACAACAGATTTTACTCCTTTTACCTTTGCTTATCAGCATTTTTATAAGTCTCCTTATATAGGCTTGGAGGTAATTTTAAACCAGGTGTATGGAGTATCACCAAATAAACATTTAATAGAAACTTCTAAGTATGATGATTTAGCTTTATATGTTGAATTGGTAAGACCTGTTAATGTAGTTCCAGCTTATTGGGCATTATTACTACCGGAGACAGATGAAACAGGAGCTGTAACAACAGTAGATGGTGAAATTAAAACTTGTGTACTTGGTAGCTGGACTTTTACAAAAGACTATTTTGACCAAGGTTATGTAACTTCCGGTACGGGAATTAATTTTGATAATGGTGAGCATTTTGATAATTCCAGGGATGTCTTTTTAAATTCCATAGTTAAATGGAAATTAGGAACAGGTAATAAAGAGGTAACACCAGGACCAGGATTTATAATTGAAAATGAACTATTGTCTGGTTCCATAGATGAGATAAGAATATATTCAGATAGAACTGAATATGAATTTGAAGTGGCTTCAGGTACGGCTAGGATAGGTATGTCAGAATTAGCTTTGTATTTAGCCGATGATACAATTGAGGTGGCTTGTACTTTTCCTGATATTGACTTATCTGCGGCTGTTAGTTTAAGAGTAATAGTAACTATTAATAGGTAAATAAGGAGGATGTAAAATGCCAAATAATGTTGGTAGTCAAAGTTTATATGTAAAATTTTTCGACCCTGTAGATAGCCCTGTGGCTAATGGTATAGGTAAGAATGTAAGAAAGACAGGTATATACACGGGTGGTTATTTAACAAAATCAGATGATGTTACAGTTACTTTATCTGCTTTGGAATGTGAAATAGGTGATGGTACTTACCAACTTAGAGCTTTAACAACTGTCGATGTTAATGTTACAGTAGCTGTTGCCACTCCTTACGTAGTTTTAAGATGGCTGTATACTGGTAGTGCGGCAGATGATTACATTGATTTTAAAGCTGTAGCAATAGGTGGTATTTTAACCAATGATTTAGTGGTTGGTAAGTGTACTTTCTCGGGGTCTACATTAACAGGATTTGACTATTCCTATGATACTACAAATAGAATATGGAATAGAACAACACCACTTACAGCAGATGTATTTTTAAAAGTGGAACCGACGGTCCCAGTTTCGATGTATGTTAGAGTGAGAGCGGGTAGAATATCTAATGGTACAGTTAATTATGATATAGCAGACCAATTAAGTCCTTTATTGGTGGCACCAGGAGCAAATTCTTACATTTGTGCTATTCAAATTAATAACAGTGGTGTTGTAATTGCTACCTATGGAAGTACCAGTGCAACTCCTACTCCGCCAGTATATGGTGGTCTTACTACATTAGCTGAAATAAAGATAGCTACTGGAGTTACTACTGTAGTAGCGGCAGATATTAAAGATGTTAGGAATCATGTAGCGTCAGGTGGTGGAAGTATAACTAATTTATTACCTTCTCAGTCTGGTAATGCTGGTAAGGCTTTAGTTACTGATGGTACTGTTGCTAGTTGGGATTATCCAACGTATTCAGCTTAATAAATAGGAGAATTAATATGTCAGAATCATATGGAAATCCACATAAATTACCAGTAACTCAATGTGCGGCTAATACTCCTACTTGGACTACAGACCCGACCATTACTGCTGGTACTACTAAGATTAGAAAGCCTCATATAGATGAATTACGAACTAAGGTTAATGCCGAATTAACTAGAAGGGGGTTAACTAATTATACTTTTACAGATTCAACTATTGTGGCTGGTACTACTAAAGTTAGAAAAATACACCTGGATGATTTAAGAACGGCCATTTCCATTAACATTAAGAAAGGTGATTGTTCCACGGATACTTATTATTGTCCGCAAGATACTTCGGGTAGTATGGCCTTTACTGACCCAACAGTTACAGCGGGTACTACAAAAGTTAGGAAAACTCATATAGATGAATTAAGAACAAAGTTATCGGCTTTAATGGTAACTTGTATTTGTGAAGCTGAGCAGTGTGACTATTGTGCAGATTGTGGTTATAAGTATTCTACTTGTAGTCATAATGGAGTAGCTTGTAATAATCACCAGAGTGGTGAATCTTGTGGTTATAACTATCCTACAGGACCATGTGGTAGTAGGAATACTGGTGGAGCCCATCCATTTAGAGAATTTACAACTGGTGGAACAGGAACAGTTTGGGATGGATATGTACCTTGGGCGATGGGAAGTGGTATTCCAGGAGCCGCTATTAATTGGACTAGTTCTCCTTGGACTTGTAAATGTAATCCTTATTCATACGATGGTATTTGTACACATTGTAGTAGGTAAACTATGTCAACCGGTATAACAGAGTGTAGAGAGAATGCATTGAACTTTTTAAAGTCTAACGATTTTGATATAGAGAAGACTTTGAATAAAGGGTATATTAACGCTTCCTTAATATTAACACAGAAGTGTAATTTGAATTGTGCCTATTGTTATCAAAGCAAAGACTTTAAAAAGATAGATGAAGTAATGACTAAAGAAATGGCTGATAAGGCTATTAAATTTATCTACACTCAATTTGGTGAAGTTGACATAAATATATCATTGTTTGGCGGGGAGCCATTTCTAAACTTTGAAGTATTAAAGTATGTGGTAGAAAAATATCAACAGATTCCTTTTATAGTTACTACTAATGGTAAGGTATTGGCAGAGGATAAGGAAGTAAGGGATTGGGTTAAAACACAAGGACAGCATCTAATAGTTAGTCTTAGTTATAATGCCTTAAAACCTTTATTCGGAAAAGAGATTAGAGAAAAGGTTAAGCCAGTAATGGAAGTACTTAGAAGTAATAAAGGTGAAGTGCATTATGTATTAGACAATCCTTTTGATACTGAAGTACTAAATGACCTTAGATTTATAATTGCCGAAGGAGTTCAACAAATTAGAGTTAACTTACCAAAGGAACAAGACATAGTTATAGAGCATAAGAAAGAGTATATTGAATTATGTAATCAGATTGTTGATTTGATTTATGTTGAGGGAGTTAGACCAGCCAAGTTTGGTTGGGATGCGGCTTCAAAGAATAATGCCTATAGAAAATTAATAGGAAAGGACTTATTATCCACATCTTCTTCCTATTGTGGGGCAGGATTTAATTATGTGGCTATAGATTATAAAGGTGATATTTATCCTTGTGATTACTTCGCTGACTTTCCAGAG